CTATGGCACTATTAATGTTAACAATTTAGATCTTACAAGTAATCCAGTTGCTGCCGCGGTAATACAACCTGGCTCAGATTCAGCAGCCAACTTATATGACATTGGGTCAGCCTCTAGACCATTCAGAAACATTTATGCACAGAGCTTTGTTGGTAGTTTTAACGGAACATTTGCAGGAAGCCTAAGCGGTAATATTACAGGATCAGCGGCACGTCTAGCTAGTCCTACAGTTTTTAGTCTAACAGGCGACGTTACTAGTAACGCAGTGAGTTTTACAGGACAAAGTGCATTAGGCACAGCAGTTTTTACAACTAGTATTAATCAAAGTCTTATCACTAGTAAGACAACAACAACAGATAGTTTATCAACTGACTCACTACTTGTGTATCGTTCAGGATCCGGCCTGTTACAAATGTCTAAACAAGTATTCTTCAACCATGTGGCTACAGTACCTGTTGGTACTATTTTACCATATGCTGGATCAACGCCTCCAACAGGATACTTATTCTGTGATGGTAGTGAGGTTTTAATTTCTACTTATGCTGTACTTTATAGCGTACTTGGTTATACGTATAAAGCCGCAGTACTATTACAAGGTGCAGGAACTTTTGCTTTACCTGATTTTAGAGGTCGCTTTGCCCTAGGCAAAGATAATATGAATAATAGCTTTACAGTTCCATATAAAGATGGTTCTGGCGTACTAGTAAGCGCAGGTGGCGGTGCCGCTAGTAGAGTAACAGATATTACCGGCAGTACATTAGGTTCAAGTTCTGGTACACAAGGTGTTACTTTAACTACAGCAAATCTTCCAGATCATAAACATAATTTAAGTAGCGGTACAGCCCAATACTACGCTGGAGGTTTACCTAGCGCAACTCCTGATTCAAATGCTATTCCAGGATTAGGATTACCGGCAACTAGTACGGGCGCTGGATTACCAAATAGTGGAAGTGTTATTACTTCACAGTCTTCTGTAGCAGTTAATGTGATGAATCCATATACAACTATTAACTACATAATCTTTACTGGGGTCATTTAATGAGTTATACAATAAATCGTAGCAATGGAAGCACATTAACTAGTATTGTAGATGGCACAATCGACCAAACAGCTACTGATCTAGTCCTAATCGGAAAAAATTCAAGTAGTTACGGAACATATATTAATGATAATTTTGTTTGGCTATTAGAAAACTTTGCTAATAGTAGTCAACCTAATCATCCTATTACAGGGCAGTTATGGTTTGACACTACTGAAAACAGATTAAAAGTATATGATGGTTCATCATTTAAGGTAAGCGGAGGAACTATAGTTGCAGGTTCTGCGCCCAGCAGTATCACTACAGGTGATATATGGATTAATAGCACAACTGAACAGTTATTTTTTAATGATGGAAAACAAACTCTATTAGCAGGTCCAATATATACCTCAACTCAAGGTGCTAGTGGTTTTGTTATTGATACGATAGTTGACTCTAATAATATTAGTCGTACGATTGCACAATTATATGTAGGTCAATCGTTATTAGGAATTTTTAGTAAAGAAGCATTTACCCCAAAAACTACTATTGCAGGGTTTACTGGAGATATTGGTATTGGATTTAATGTAGGTAGTACTGCTGGCATCAAGTTTAATGTTCCAGTTACTAGTTCATATGCTTTAATTGCCCCGGACGGTAGTCTTAAAACTACTACTAATTTTGTTACTAGTACTGGTACCAATAGTATGACCGGTACATTATCTATCCAAAATAATACTCCATTAGTGCTAGGTGCTAACGCTAATAATCAAATAGAAACATCAACGACCTTATTCAATATTAAGTCAAATACGTCAAATCAAAATATTCAACTTAGTACACTAGTCGGAAGTACACTTTCTCCAGCAGTATTTGTTAATGCTACAAGTCAGCGTGTTGGTATATTTACAAATACACCGTCAGCTATGCTTGACGTAGCAGGCAATGTGTCTATACAGGGAACTTTAACTGTACTAGGAGCAACTACTACAATTAGCACAACTAATCTTGTAATAACTGATAAAGTAATTACAATTGGATCTACAGCTAGTCCTACAAACAGTACAGCAGACGGCTCAGGTATTGAAGTACCGGGCGGAACTACTAAGAATTTTATCTATGTTAATGCTACACCTGCATGGACTAGCTCAGAAAACTTAGATTTAGCTACTGGTAAAACGTATAAAATTAATGGTTTTGACGTAGTTACCGCTACATCATTAGGATCAACTATTGTCAGTGCTCCTGGTTTAAACAGTATAGGCACATTAACATCACTAACTGCTGGTACTCTTTCTGCTGGTACTCTTTCGATTACTACGAATACGCTGACTGCTACCCAGACAAATAGTAACCTAGTATTAGCACCAAATGGTACCGGTTCTGTCGATGTTTCTAGTAAAAAAATAACCAGTGTAGCTACTCCTGTATCGGGAACTGATGCCGCTAATAAGGCATATGTTGATACTAGTACACAAACTGCACCGCAAGCGATCAATCTAACCACAAGTAATTTTACAAATGCACAAGTAGCAAGTAACTTTATAACTAAGATATTCCCAACAGCCGAGTATCAAAACGGTGCGATAGTTAGAGCATTTTGTATAGATGCAGGCACTACAGAGGTAATTAATGCTGGAAGTTTTATATCTAGCCGTGTTTATCAAATAGTTGCAACAGGAAGCACTACATTTACCAGTATCGGAGCGTCTAGTAATGTTCCTGGCACTATTTTTGTTGCTACGGGCGTGGGATCAGGATCAGGAACAGCGGCACCAGTAATTAGGGTATTCCAGCTAAGTTTAGGAACTTGGACTTACCAGAGTTACTTGTAAGCCAAACTAGCATAAATACACTAGAATAAGGAAAAGGGCGAAATGTCATACACCATAAACAGATATAACGGAACTCAAATTGCAGTAGTTGCTGACGGCACTATTGATGCTACTATTGATCTTAAATTGATCGGTAAAAATTATGCAGGATACGGTGCCGTGCAAAACGAAAACTTCGTATATCTGCTAGAAAATTTTGCTAACACTACACAACCACCAAAACCACTGCCAGGACAGATTTGGTACGATAGCGGAAACAGTAAACTAAAATTCTGGGACGGTAGCAAATTCCGTACTACAGGTGGTGCAGAAATAGGTACAACTGCTCCTACAGGGTTAACAATTGGCGATTTTTGGTATGATTCTTCAAATCAACAATTATATGCATACAACGGTTCTAGCTTTACCCTAATTGGCCCGCAAGCAGTAGCAGGATCTGCTACTACACAGATGCGTTCAGTTAGTCTAACTGATATCTCAGGCGGAACACATGCTGTTATACAAGCAGTTGACAATGGTAATGTTATTTTTATCGTAAGTTCAGACAGTGATTTTACACTTGATGCTACGATTAATCCTATTACAGGATTTTCGGTAGTACACCAGGGTGTAACATTATGTTATACTAATAATAATTCACAGCCAGGACAAACAACAAGTAGCCACAGATTCTATGGTACTGCTACTAATGCTGATAGACTAGGCGGATTGGCAGCTACTAACTTTGTACAGGCTACAGGATCTCCACAATTCTCATCTCAAGTTAATTTTGGTGACGTTGGATTCACTATTGGTAATCCTATTGCTAGACTAGCGGTATTTAATCAGGGTGCTTCTACTCCTACGATCGCTAATCAAGTTAATAATACAATTCAATTCCAAACTACAGTCAGCTCGACAACAAAGTATCCACTACAACTTGTGGGCGCTGACGTACTCCCAGGTGTTACTTTAACAAGTAATTTAGGATCAAGTGGATTGCAATGGAATAACGTCTATGCTAACTACATCTATTCAACCGCACAACAAGCAGATGCATTAAATGTTGGTGGAAATTATAGAACAGCTTCAACTTCTGCAACAGCAAATACGATTGCCGCTCGTGATTCAAGCGGAAATATAACTGCTACAGTATTTTCAGGAACTGCTTCGGCAGCTAATTATGCTGACTTAGCAGAAAAATATCTAGCAGATGCAGAATACGAAGTGGGTACAGTAGTAGCAGTGGGAGGCGAAAAAGAGGTAACAGCTTGTAAATACGGCGACAGAGCACTTGGAGCAGTATCTGCAAATCCTGCATACATGATGAATTCGGAACTCGAAGGCGGCACATATATTGCACTTAAGGGTCGTGTACCTGTCAAAGTAATTGGCGCAGTGCGTAAAGGACAACGTCTTATAGCAAGTAGCGACGGTACAGCCGTAGCCGCAGTTCCACACGCAAATGATGTATTTGCAATAGCATTAGAAACTAGTGAAGATTCAGGTATCAAACTTGTCGAATGTGTGATTTTATAAAAATAAATAGATAACTAAAAAGGACACAGAATGGCTGGCCAAGGTACAAATATATTAGCATTAGATTATAATAATATCCAATCTAAAATTGGACAAATATTAGGCACAGGTGCAGGCAACTACGGTTACAATCAAACAGTATTAAGTAGTCAAGTAGCAGTAAATCAAAAAATTACTGCTCTACAATGGCAAAATTTATACAACGATTTGATTGCCGCACGTACTCATCAAACTAGTGCTAACGAAACTGGTAATTTAACTTACCCAACTACTAGTACTAAAATTTTAGAAGCCGATAGAGCCGCATATCAGTCATATGTTAATGTAATTGATGCTAACAGACTAATTGTTCCACCTGCTGGACAAGCTACTCTTGACACTTATGCAACTGGCACACGTAGTTCTACATGGAATGGTACTATAACACATACTGTTACTGTTACATTTGCTAATGCCAATACTGCTAGAGGATTTTTTAATGCTGGTGGATATATTCAACTATCAGCTTCTCATACACCTGATGTGAGTAATCTAAAAAATAATAGTTGGCAAACCATGTTGGCTAACATGGGTAATGTTAAGATGACATACGCCGCTACTACCAATACAGGTAGTGCGACAGGCGTGACTACTTCTGCTATTGGTTTTTACCAACTTACTACAAGCCCTCAATTAATATTTCAAAAGCTAACCGAACAGTCTTTATACAGTCCTAACCAATACGATATATATGCTAATATCAATGGCCCTGCAACTGCTATAACATTTAGTATTCAATTTATAGATTTATCAACTGCCGCTACTGAGAATACCCAAGCAGGTACAAGTAACCCGTTCCGTGTTGATGACGATGTAACAGGTACATTGTCTAGCAAAGTTGAGGGTTATCGCCCATCTGGTGCTTCTGTATCAATAACACTTCCTACTACATCACAGTCAGGACCTTAATCCCCTAATTGCTTGACAAGATAATTACTGTAGTGTATCATGTACATTACGGAGTTATCTATGGACGAGAAAATCGAAAAAGCATTTGCAGTAGCCAATTACATGGTTACATTGTCAAATCAAAGAAGATTAATTTTAGAAGAATTTAATCAAAAAATAATTTATTATACTAATGGTGCTACATTTAAAGTAACACCTGAATTAATCAATTTTACTAAAACTACGATTGAGCTAGGATACGTAACTGACGTTCCGTTTGTCGATGCTAATAGTTTTCCAATTATAATTACTGATGTAAAAGAATTTTTAGATAATATCGTGTCTGTGTATTTTGAAGCATTAAATGAATATACTACTAAGTTTATAGAAATAAAATCTAAAAGAAAAATTGCGGATATTGTTGATCTATGACAACAGGCGCAATATTATTTGCTCAAAATAATTCAACTGTTGATTATATAAAATTAGCAGTATTCGCCGCAACTCGTATCATTAATCACTTAGATATTCCGGTTAGCATAATTACAGATAATCCGCAATGGTTAACAGAACATTATCCCAATCATCCATTTGATCAAGTAATTGAAATCCCAATAGAAGCTACCCCTCAACAAAAATATTTTCATGACGGTACACTAGCATCTCATAAACTAGACTGGAAAAATAAATCACGCAGTAGTGTATATGATTTAACTCCTTATGATAGGACATTAGTAATCGACAGTGACTATATTATCAGTTCAAACATTCTTAAAACTGCATTAATAAACGAACACGATTTTCAAATTTATAGTAAAAGTTTTGATCTAGCCAGTTGGAGAACAAGTTTAGAATTTACTAGAATTAATCAGTATAGTATCCCATTTTATTGGGCAACGGTTTTTATCTTTAATAAAAATCATATCACACAATGCTTCTTTGATTTGATCACCTACATTAGACATAATTGGATATACTTTAGGAATCTGTATAATATTGAAAGTTCTGTATTTAGAAATGACTTTGCATTTAGTATTGCTATTCATATTATGAACGGAAAAAGTAACGGTGAATTTGCTGTAGAATTACCAGGGACTATGAGTTATGTAATCGACAAAGATATTTTAGTTGATATTATAGATGATAAAATACATATCTTGTTAGAAAAACAAAATCATCCCGGCGAATACATTTTATCTAAAACACAAGGTATTGATCTGCACATAATGAATAAATTAAGTTTAAGTCGATTTATAGATGGAGGTCAAGGTGTCTAAAGGATTCTTACTATTTGCACAAAATACTGATAGTGTAAACTATGTAGAGCAAGCCTATGCTCTTGCCTTAAGTATAAAAATTAGTCAATCAAATATTAAATCTGTATCATTAATGACTAATTGTAACGTTCCTAAACGATATTCTAAAGTTTTTGATCAAATAATACCAATTCCGTGGACTACTGATACTACTACTGTGCTAGCAGGCGAGCATCGATGGAAGCTATATCATGTAACACCGTACGAAGAAACTATTGTATTAGATACTGATATGCTATTACTAGAGGATATCAGCTCATGGTGGGATTATTGTAGTAATTATGATTTTAAATTTTGTTCTCGTATCAAGAATTACAAACAAGATATTGTAGATGATACCTATCATCGAAAAGCATTTATAGCTAACAAGTTAACTAATCCCTACTATGCCTTACATTATTTTAAAAAACGTCCACAGTCTCATGAATTTTATAAAGTATTAGAATTTGTATGTAATAACTGGGAATGGTGCTATGATAAGTTTGCACCTGATGAATATCAAAACTGGTTAAGTATGGATCTAGCTGTTGCGATTGCTATCGAAATCTCCGGAACACATGAACAAGCAGTTGATGCAGTAAGCCCTTTAGAATTTATACATATGAAAACTCCTATTCAGGGTTGGATGCCGATCCCAATGAGTTGGCAAGACACTGTACCGTTTGTCTTAACTACTCGAGGCGATCTTATTGTAGGCAATATTAAGCAGACTAAATTATTCCATTATGTAGAAAAGAATTTTATTTCAAAACATATATTAACTAAATTGGAGAACTTGGCCAATGGCACGTAAATCTCCACAATTTATTACTCCTAAATTCTATATCCATTACGATAAAAAAACTGGTGAGATTATTTCTTCCAGTAATGAAATTAATACTGCATATAGTAAGATTGAAATAACATATGATGAACATGAGCGATTTTTATATGGTATAGATAAGTTTGGTGATTATCAAGTAGGACTTGTTAAAACAACTGATAATCAAACAGTCCTTGCTCTTGTACAAAAAGCCGATCAAGGATACGCATTTAAAAATAACATGTTTGAATGGATACAGGATGCTCCTAATAAATCTACAGAATGTGTTGTAACATGGGATAAAATTAACCAACAGTGGATATTCTCGATTTCAAAAAAATGTCAAGAGCGTTTTAAAGAAAACATAACTACTGATACACTACTATTTTTTGTCATGTTAGAAAATGATTTCGATTTTTTAATTAGGACTATTTCATTTAACATTCAAGATCTACTAGCAGTTGACGAAATCAAACGTCCATTTGAAAGTCGTATCGAACACGATATTACTAAGATTTCAATAGCTAGTAAAATAGTATTTCAAAGTTACGGATTAAAAATAAATGATTAAAATTATAGAACAAGATATTATATTTCTTAGCTACGACGAACCAAACGCTGAAAAGAACTATGCAGATTTATGCAACAAAGTGCCTTGGGCTAAACGTGTGCATGGAGTTAAGGGTAGCGATGCCGCACACAAAGCCTGCGCGGCATTAAGTGACACAGAATATTTTGTTACTGTAGATGCCGATAATATTATTAATCCTAAATTTTTAGAAGTAGAAATTGATTTATCCGCACTCGGACTAACTAGCGAAAATGTCTTTAGTTGGTGCGGTAAGGTACATGTTAACGGACTTATGTATGGCAATGGTGGCCTTAAATTATGGACACGTAAATTTGTCAACGAAATGAAAACTCATGAAAATTCAGATCCTACAGATTTAAAAGGTAAAGTTGAGTTTTGTTTTGATGATCGATATTATCAATTTAATGAAAACTATTCAGAGAGCTTTACTAATGCAACTGCATTCCAAGCATGGAGAGCAGGCTTCCGTGAAGGAGTGAAGATGTCATTAGATCAAGGTGCAAAGATAAAAGACCTTAAATCAATATGGTGGCAAAATTATCATAGATTACTCATATGGTCTAGTGTTGGAACAGATGTAGAAAACGGTATTTGGAGCATCATGGGAGCAAGAGAAGGCTGTTATAAAACCATGTGTACTGATTGGGATTACAGTCAAGTGAGAGATTTTGATTGGTTAACTGAATATTGGAATTCAACTCACGAACAAGCAGAGAATGAAGATACGACCAAATATATAAATTTTTTAGGAAAAGAACTTAAAGATAAATGCGGATTAGAAATAGCCAATCTCGACGGTGCGGGTAGTAAGTTCTTCAAACTTGTTTATCAAAATACTCCAAGGATAATTCGTAAACGTGTTTGATATAATCTTTATAAGTTATAACGAGGCTGATGCCGATGATAATTTTAATAACCTAAAAGAACGTTTTCCGTTAGCTAAACGTGTTCATGGTATTAAAGGCATACATCAAGCACATATCGTTGCCGCCAAAAAATCATTCACTAGAATGTTTTGGGTAGTTGATGCTGATGCAGTTATATTAAATTCATTTAATTTTGATTATAAGGTAGCTGAATCAGAATTAGATGTAGTTCATGTATGGAGAAGTATTAATCCTATTAATAATCTATCTTACGGATACGGTGGAGTCAAATTATTGCCAAAACAATTAACTATAAACATGGATACTAGCACTACTGATATGACTATGAACATCAGTAGTAAATTCAAAGCAATGCCGGAGATCAGTAACATTACTGCATTTAATACAGATCCATTTAGCACATGGCGTAGTGCCTTTAGAGAGTGTTGTAAACTAGCAGTAATTAACAATGAAGAGTCTTTAGCTAGATTACATTTTTGGTGCCAGCTGAATCAAGATGCACCTTATGGCGGCCACGCATATATGGGCGCAATTCAAGGCAAGCAATACGGTGAAAAAAATGCCTCCGATAAGGAGGCACTTGCTAAAATAAATGATTTTACTTGGCTAGAAGATCAGTGGTCATTGGAAAGATCTCAGCTATTACCTGAGCACAAGCAATAGCAACTTCTTGATGCTCAAGTTGGGTACCATTAGCACTACGTAATTCAATAAAGTGAATCCAGCTACGTAATGTACCATTCATATATAACCGGCTTTCTGTAAGACCTTCTGGCAATACTGCACGAGCTTGTTCTTTAGCAATACCTCGTTCAATCGCTTCTTGATATACTAAACGACTATGTTCAATGATGAACTTTTGTTTGGCATCCCACCATGCTTGTAATTCTGTATCGCCTGTGGAAATACTGTTTTGTCTATTTTTTGTATCTTGGAGTCGTGCTTCTCGCAGTACAAACGACAGGTCTTTAGTAGGGTCAGCATATCGCTGACTGAATTCTTGGAAGCTGAAACTACGATGTCTAAGGATCTGTCGTGCAATA